TGAATCTATATGTCTGAAGCTTCGTTGTATCGAGAACCCCAGTGCGACTTGTAGCACTACGAGCATAAGCACTAGCTGATTTCCTACACTCAAATTCCTTGACAAGGTAACTGACTTCTTTCTGTGCATCTCTTTTGAATTGTACATAGTCAGCATCTACCTCATCGAATTTAAGAGACATAGGAAGTTCACTATCTTCCCACCTTTTATTTTGCTCTATCCAATCATTATCAATATAATTATGAACTTCTTCATTACTTACAATTATCTCATCTAACTTAACCTTTGGAATCTCTACATATACATTTTCTACAACATGCTCATTATTAACAAGATCTTTCAGTTTACTATCTAATGCATCAGCAGTCTGTACTTCTAAAGAAGGATTAGGATCATCCATCCGATCAATGCTAGAAGCATTATCGCTCCTATCTTCCACAGGAGAACTGCTATCAGTGTCAGGAAGGGAAGACTGATTATCAACAGTGCTATTATTGCTGAGATCCCCAAGATCTTCAAAGTCTTGCTCAAAATCCAACTGAGCTTGCTGTTCATTTTCCAGTGATTCTTTTTCCTGCTCCTGCTTGCAGAAATTATATAACGCTTCTGCTGCGGATAAGGTGTCAGTAAACGTTTCGGCATTTTGGATTAAAGAGATAATCGGTTTTTCAGTAGACGAAAAAGATACAGGAAGGATCGAACAAAGTTTAAAGTGTAAATTAGCCCGATCAGCAAGATTAAGACTATTAATATCTTGACCATCTAACTCAAAAAAATCTTTATCATGTAACTCACTATATCCCCTATAGAAACTTTTG